GTGCCATCGCCTACTTCGACGCGCCGATCGAACTCGTCCAACAGCTCTAGCCCATGTGTGCCTCTGTTCGACAACTATCACGAGTGCGTCGATTCCGCCCTGCATCATGCCCTGAAGGCGGAGAAGCCTTTGAGCTGGGAGATGAAACGGATTTTGGTTGCGGTGATTTTCGGCGGCTACGAACTGTTCCCCGCAAAAGGCAATGACGCCGGACGATCAGAAGACGCAACGCCAGGCTCCTCCCCCGCTTGCCCAGAGAGTGGGGACGGTGAACGCCGTTGACCGCTCTCGCCAGTACACCCGCGCCGACAATCCCGAGCTGCTGCGCTCTCTCAATGAAGCCTGGTCCAAGATCCGGCTACTCGAAAGCTCGAACGCACGCAAAGACGTCGAGTTAGGGCTGCTGCACGACAAGGTGCGTCGCTACCGCGTGGGCTACATGACGTTGGTCGCAATCGTCACCGGCGTGTGCTGGGAAGGCGTGAAAGCGATGGCGCCGATCGCGCTGCGGTGGCTGGGGTTCAACTGAACTGAGACAAAATGTCCCGAGGTTCCCAGTTCACGATCGAGCACTGGGAGGCTCATCTCTGGCACATCATTTGCGGCAAGTGGGCCGAGCGCCGCTGTCGAGTGTGCGCGATCAAGAATCTGACCAGGGGCATCCCGGCGCAGTGGGACCAGAAACCGCAGTAGGCTGCGCCCTCTGTCCGAATTTGGGGAACTCGGACAAATCTTGCTTCTTTTTTGCTTAATCAAATGCCGCATCAGTTCGAAATCGACCAGGTTCTGAAGCTCCTCGCCGAAGCCCGGCGCCACAGTGAGCGCGACTGGCTGCTGATCTGTGTGACCTTCGTCCACGCGCTGCGCGCCTCCGAAGCTGTTGGATTGACTGCAGATAATATCGTCGGCAACAAGTTGAAGGTGAAGCGCCTGAAGGGCTCGCGCCCAGTCGAAGACGATCTCCTGGTCCACGAGAATCCGCTGCTGAATGAAGCGCCGGCGTTGTTTGCTTTGTGTCGAAATACGCGCGCAAAGCAAAAACTGTTTCCGATCTCCTCGCGCACCTTCCAGCGCCGCATGCACACCTACGGCGAAGCCGCGGGGCTGCCGGAACTCTACTGTCATCCGCACACGCTGAAACACTCGATTCTCAGCTATCTCTCTGATCGCATGCCACTTGACAAGCTCCAAGATCGGTCGGGCCACGTCGAGCTGGGATCTCTGGGAATCTATCTGCACCCGAAAAAAGCTGTCACCGACCGACTAGTAAACGATGCGCTCGCCTCCGCAGGGGGTTAGCTTCTGTTTGCTTTCTTGCTTTAGTACCAGATGGCCCAGGGCGGATCACGAAAACATCCGGCAGATTGCAAGTGCGGCAATTGCCCCAGAATCGGTCGACCGAAGCAGGAGAGGCCGACCAACGCCAATGTCGCTACTCGAGTACTCGCCCGGGCGAAAGCCGAGATGCTCTGGCTTTCGATGATCGATCTCGAACGTCGCCGGCTGGGCATCAACCAGGACGGCACGCTGAGCGAGAAAAGGAAAGACCAGATCAACGCCGGCGACTACCAGGGCAACTTCTCGATCATCCCGCTCACGAATTTGCTGCGCTACCTCGAAGACCGCGCCTACGGCCGGCCAGTTGACACCGTGAATCACCTCCACGACAAGCCCGTCGATTTAAACGTCACCCTCTCCCTGGGCGAGGGCATGAAACTCGCCATGCAGAAAGCCGAAGAACGTGTCCGCACTCGCAAATAACGTCAATCAGGATTGTGAACAGGAGCTGAGAGAGCGCCTGGCGGAGTTTCGCTGGGACCCGCTCGGTGCCGTGCTCTACGGATTCCCCTGGGGCGAAGGCGACCTGGCGAACTTCTCGGGCCCGCGGCAGTGGCAATGCGAAGAACTCGATCGGCTGGGCATATGGCTGCGCAATCCCAACACGCGATTTGAAACCTACCGCCGCGCCATCAGCTCCGGCCACGGACCAGGCAAGACCACACTCGCTGCCTTTGTCGCCTGGTGGTGCCAGTCCACCTTCCTCGACGCAATGGCGCGCGTTACCGCTAATACCGAGCGCCAGCTGACGACAACGACACAGCCGGAGTTCGCGCGCTGGTTCCGTCTCGCCATCAACTCTCACTGGTTCGAAGTGAACACGCAATCGATCAAAGCCAACGATCCGAAGTATGAGCAGAGCTGGCGCCTCGACTTTGTTCCCTGGTCGATCGAGAACTCGCAGGCTTTCGCCGGCAAACACAACGCCGGGCGTCGCATGCTCTTTCTGTTCGAAGAAGCGAGTCCGATCCCACAGGAAATCTATCGCGTGACCTCGGGCGCACTCACCGATGCCGGCACAGAAAAGATTTTCTTCACCATCGGCAACCCGACGATGAACTCGGGGCCGTTCTACGAATCAGTGTTCGGCAACAACCGTGGACGCTGGACGCAGGAAGGTCTTCCCTTCCCTGAGCCGCGGGTGATCGACTCCCGCGACGTGGAAGGACACGACGCGAAAGAGATTCAGGGCTGGCTCGACGAGTGCGGCGGCGACGAAGACTCGGATTACTTCCGCGTGCGTGCGCGTGGTCTATTCCCCAAAGGCGCGGCCGGCCAGTTCATCGACCTTGACACGATCTCAAAGGCGCAACTCGCGCCAGGTCACGTGCTCGAAGACGAACCGCTTGTCGCCGGCGTCGATCTCGCATGGGGTGGCTCTGACGATAACGTGGTCAGGTTCCGAAGAGGCAATGACGCGCGCTCGATCCCGCCGATCAAAGTCAAAGGTGAATTCACGCGCAACCCATCGGTGATGGTGGGCAAGTTGGCGGACGTCCTGGCGAAGACCTACGACGGCAAGAAAGTCTCCATGATGTTCATCGACTCCGCCGGCATTGCAGGACCGATCGCCGCGCGGCTCCGAGCCCTTGGCCACGAGAACGTGATGGAAGTGAACTTCGGCCAGGACGCGATCGACCCGCACTACGCTTACCGCCGCGATGAGATGTGGGGAAAGATGAAGCAGTGGCTTCTCGACGGCGGCGCGATCGATTCCGATCCTGGACTGTCGGCGGATCTCGCAAAGCCCATGCTCGTCGGCGATTTGAAGCAGCGGGTGAAACTCGAATCGAAAGAGCTGATGGCGAAACGCCTGGCAAAGATGGGCATCGACTCCAGCTCGCCGGATGATGGCGACGCTCTGGCGCTCACCTTCGCCTCGCCCGTGGGCGTGACAAAGCCCATCTCTTCCGCGCCGCCCGTAATCTCCGCCTGGGAGCGTCAAGGCGACGGGGGCTGGATGGGATGACGCCGTTGAGTAAGACCCGGGAAGAAGAACTGAAGGCTCAGTGCCGCGATTTGTTCTATGAGGCCACGGCGCGGCAGATCGATTTCTTCAACCAGCAACCAAAGGCCTCGCTGCTCGATGCCGTGCGGGGCGGACACAGGTTGCTGCCCGTGCTCTTTGGGGACTACCTGACGCCTTCCGATGGCTTTCTGCTTCCCGTACGAACTTATGAACTTCTGGAGGAACTGAATCATGGCACAAGTTCTGGCAGCTGAGTCGAACACCCCCGCGAAGCGCGCCCGCGCGCCCAAAGTCATCGATCACCTGGAGCTGCACCGCAAGATGGACGGCGGCCACATCGTGAAGCACGTCTACACCGACTACGAGCACAAGCCGCTCGAAGTGCAGTTCAACAAAGCGGGCAAAGCCAAAGGCGGCGAGCACATCATCGCGCACCTGATGAAGCACGGCGGCCTGCCTGAAATGACTGGCGCCGAAGGCAACGGCGAATCTCAAACCCAAGAGGAGGAAGTCGAATGACCACGCGCACTACCACCTGCAAAGGCCTGGACAAGCCCCACAAGGCCCTCGCTCCCAAGATCGGCGATCAGCGGCCGTCCAATGCCAAGAGCATCGCGACGGAGAAGTCACCGAAGACACCAGGCAGCCGCGGAGGATTGCCGAGCACCTACTATGGCAACTCCCACGCCTGCGGAACCGAGCGCGGACACAAGTAAAGGTGCTGCGCTTCCTCGCTGCCATCTTCGTCCTCTGGATCGCGATCGCGCTCTTCCCCGAGCATCCGCAGGCCAAGGACTCCGACTTGAAAGAGAAAGTCTGGCTCTCGCGCACTTGCCCCGATTCACGCTGGTATCTCGATGAGAGTGACGATCAGTCGGCCACGCTGGTGTGCTACACGCTGAAATCCGATCCAGACGGAGATGAGTGATGCCCGCATTCCTTGAAGCGCGACTGAAGAAAGCTGCAGCCGATAAGGGCTTCAGCGGCAAGA